CGCACTTCGTTGCTGTTGCCGTATTGATCAGAGATACGAATGTCCAATTTGATGGACAGGTTGCCGCCGATCATCTGGTCTGTATCCTTGAGCGAAGTCAGGCCAATCGCCCGCATGATCTCGCCCAACTGCTGGCGCCCGATCTCCTCGGCCTTTGGGTTAGCGTTGCGTACATTCAGGTTGCCAAACACCACGCGGCCCTGATGAGTTGGCCCTTGGATGTCGTAGCGGATCTTGATGTACTTGCCATTACCCATCTTCGTAGGCATCACTTCTGCGTTAGAGATTGTTGCGGTGTACCAGCCCTGTGGCAGGGGTTCAAAGTTGCGCTCCGACTGGGGCAGCGAGGCAACGTCATAGGTTTCGTCTAAAAGCATTTCACTTCCTTGTGATAGTAAAACTAGGGCGTCCCGGTTTGGCAGTAATCGCTGCCGCAAACGGTTTGGTGATTGACTCGTCCGTAGACTTCCAGACGGTCATATTGATCTCGGGTTTCCAGCGGAACACCGTAGACAAATGCTCTTCAGACCCAGTTTCGTGGGCAATGACCAGCAACTTGTCAGCGTTGACCGTCCGGTTAACTCGACCTTCAATCTTAATGGCAAAAGGTGACCCGACTTGCACCACGTTCTCAGTCCCCTCAAACGTCTCCGGGAACTGAACCTTTTTGGCGATCTGGTCTTCGATGTCGCGGCGGCACTCCACCGCGATCTTCTCGGCTTCCTTGTAGCCAATCCAACGCTCGGCCAGTTCGTCCAAGGTAATGTCGTCAAACACTCTCATTGTTCTTCCTCCCAAATTTCAAATTTCCTCGTCACCATTTCTTCGGCGAACTCAAAAGCCAAATAAGCTATCCAGCTTTCATGATTTACGTCCTCATCTGGACGTTTTTCGTTACGAATAATCAAACCAATTAAAGCTGCCGCCGCAAAAAAATCTCGTACTTCCATTACACACCCCCGATTTTCTTAATAATCCCGCCGAGATCGGCGTCTTCCCAAACTTCCAACTTGCCGCTGCGATCCTTCGCAAGCCACAACCCATCACCGTCCGTCATCAGGGCGCGGCGGGTGTTGCCCTCAGCGTCTTTCTCAACGCGCAGAGCCAGCACTTCATCGAAGAAGTAGGGCAATGATTGCCCTGTCTTGTTCCCAGGCATTGACGGGGCGTACAACACGCGGCCCATCTCATCTTGGGTCTTTTCTAGCTTGGCGCTCATGTAAACGTGCTTGCCAGGAAGGTCACGGAATCCTCGGATGATGTCTGCCATCTGCTCCTGCATCGCACCATATGCGGCCCTTGGGTCCTTGTTGATCTTCTTCTCCGCGTTCAGAACTACCTCGGCGATCTCGCTAATGCTGTCTAGCGCCACCGACTCAAACTCTGCCGCTTCGGCGCTGCTGTTCAGCCACTTATAAGCCTCCCTAAGATCATCCATGCTCGTGATCTCAATGAACGGCAAATTAGTATCTGCAATCGATAGCAAACCGCCTTCGGCACTCAAAATTACCGGCGTTGGTAAGGTTGGGATAAGACTGGTCTTACCCGCACCGGCCTGACCGTAGACCAGAAGCTTGACCGCTTGCGCGGTGGCTTCCTTTGTCCTCTTCAATAAAATTGCCATCAGATGCCTCCACTTAACGCAAGAAACAAACAGATGGCAGCAGATGCGCCGACTGCGATGGACGCAAACACAATGACCCAAGGCGGGTCTTCTTTAGGTTCAAACTTCATGGTTACTCCTTGGTTGGAACCGCACATTCGGGCTATCCGTTCGTGCAGTTGTTGCTAGACTAACGGTTTCCACGTAGAGTGTCAACACAAAGTTTCAACCCAAGGAGAAAAAGTGACAACAGAGGAAGCGATCAAGCATTTTGGCGGGCTGAAAAAGCTCGCCGATGCGCTTGGGGTCTGGCCCCAGGTCATCTACAGGTGGGGTGATCGGCCTCCGATGGCCCGTCAATACGAGATCGAAGTCAAGACTGAGGGAAAGCTGCGTGCAGACCATGAACAAGATTGAAGCCGCCCTGACCTACGCCTCGTGGGGCTGGCGCGTACTACCTGTAGTGCCTAACGGCAAAGTCCCAGCTACCGCCCACGGGGTCAACGATGCCACCATCAATGAAGACCAGATCCGGCGATGGTGGACCCAGAACCCAGATTTCAACATTGGTATTGCTTGCGGCAGCACCAGCGGTATCGTGGTGTTTGACATTGACCCACGCAACGGTGGGGATGTCAGTTGGGAGCAATGGTTAGAGCAGCACGGTCCCCTGCCAGACGGTGCTATGGCTCTTACGGCAGGTGGCGGGCAGCACTACATTGCACGGCATCAAGATGGCATACGATCCTGCAAGCTGGGTGAGGGCATCGATCTGCTATCCGATGGGCGTTACTACATTGCTTACCCGTCAACGATTGAGCACCGCGCCTACGAGTGGGAAGCGTCTAGCGATCCGTTAGACGGTGTAGCACCGAGTGCTATACCAAATAGTTGGTTGCCGCTGCTAGGCCAGCGCAAGGTAGCGCCCACAACCAACGGCGACTTGATCCAAGGTAACCGTAACGATGGCTTGACCAGTCTAGCCGGTGCGATGCGCTCGTTTGGCATGACCGAAGCCGAGATCCTGGCCGCGATAAGTGTTGCAAATGAGACACGCTGCGAGATCCCATTACCATCGAGCGAGATCAAGCAGATCGCAAGGTCAGTCACGAGGTACGAACCAGACGCAGACGTTGCGGCTAGTAACGCGCTCGGTTCTGCGGCCCTTGACACGCTTTTTACGCAAGAGGAGACACGAGACTACTTCTTGACCCGTGCGACGAGCTTCTTGGGCCAACCAAGCCCCGTCCCGTGGATTGTGAAGGGGTGGTTACCTGCATACGCCACGGCGATGATGTATGGCGAGTCAGGAGTGGGTAAGACGTTCGTCGCATTGGATATGGCCTGTTGCATTGCGAGCGGCATACCGTGGCACGGTATCAAAACCAAGCCGGGGATCGTTGTGTATCTGGCCGGCGAGGGTAACTACGGGATGCGCCAGCGCATTGCCAGTTGGTGTAAGCGCAACAACGTGGCGAGCTTGGACAACCTGTTGATCAGCAACAAGGCGTTAGACATGGACGCCCCTGGCGCAGCAGCGCAGGTGATCGCGGCAGTGCGGGCTTTGACGCCAGAACCAGTTGTACTGGTCAACATTGACACGCTCAATAACCATATGTCAGGGGACGAAAACAGCGCCAAAGACACGCGGGCGATGATCAATGCCTGTAACGTGGTCTCAATGGCCCTCAGTGCGACGACAATGCTTGTGCACCACCTTGGACACAACAGCGAGGCAAAACAGCGTGCGCGGGGTTCTAGCGCGTGGCGTGGGGCATTGGACGCGAGTATTCTGGTTCATGGCAAAAGCCACGAGGTAATCGTGTCTTGTACCAAGCAGAAAGATGCGCCAGAGCCAGCGGATCTGTTTGGATGTCTTAGCCCAGTAGACCTAGGTTGGCAGGACGAGGATGGGTTGCCGCTGCTTGGCGCAGTCTTTGAGATGTTCCAAGAGGGCGATCTGCGTATCCCGACGCCCAAAGCTACGAAGCTGGACGAACACAAAACCAATTTAGAGCGGGCTTGGTTCGTTGGTGGTGCGGAAGTGTTGGACGAGATGCCATACGTCAGCAGGGAGGCGTTCAAGACGTTTCTGCTTGAACAGGGCATCAAAGCCACCGCAGTTGATCAGCATCTCAAAGCCTCGGCCAAGCCAGGGATGATCATCAGGGACCTAACTGATGCTGAAATAATAGGCAGACATGAGAAAGGTTGGGTAGTGAAGGAGAGGGAATTGGGGTCTAAACTCATTATAAAAGTTATGCCGTAACTACCGTAACCTACCGTAACTAGCCGTAACTGGTTACGGGGGGCAAAGGCGAGTTTACCGTAACGTAACGTAACTCCTCCTATAGGAGTTACGGTAGTTACGGTACGATGCGGGCGAAAAGGTACGTTAAGGTTTCACCTTGAGGGGAAAATTACAAAATGGCGAAAAGTGAAAAATTGATTCAAGAAAAGAAGAAGAACGGAGGTGCGAGAGAGAACGCAGGTCGGTTGCCGTTTGAACCGACTGAGAAAGATCGCGAGATGGTTGAGAAGCTGGCGAACTGGGGAGTGGCCGAGCATCACATCGCGCCGCTCATTGCCGATGGTATTAGCGTGATGACGCTGCGTAAGTACTGCATGACGGAACTTGAGCGCGGCAGGGCTAAAGCTAGTGCTGGCATCGGGCAGACGCTGTTTCAGAAGGCTATGGCCGGCGACGTGGCGTCGCTCATCTGGTGGACCAAGACGCAGATGCGCTGGACAGAAGCACCGCGCCAGATTGAGGTGAGCGGAAATATCTCCATCACCGACGCGCTCGCCCAGGCGCAAGCACGGCTCATCGAGGCTGAGATCATCGAGATGGACGCGCCGTTACTAACCGTAACTGATCCGGTTACGGTTGAGGTTACGCCCGTTACGGTTGACCACATAGGGGGTAACATCGGGGGTAACATCGGGGGCGGCGATGCACAAAACGCAATGAAATCAACGGGTTAGCGCAATGATTTGATTCCTCCTACGGCTCCCACATCGGGGGCGGCAGGGCCGGCGACCGGCTCCCGCCACGCGCCGAGGGGGCCGGGGAGGGCCGGCGGGCGACCGGTCACGGTAACGGTGGCCCCGCAAGAATTTTTTTTTTATTTTCCAAAAATGCAAAAAACTCGTTATAGCGCCGAAGACGAACAGATCCTGATGACCAAGTTGTGGTCGCCGTCGGTTGCGGACAACCCGGAAGCGTTCGTGTTGTTTGCGTTCCCGTGGGGTCAGCCGAACACGCCGTTGGCTAAGTTCAGCGGGCCGAGGAAGTGGCAGCGCGAGATCCTGCGAGACATTGCCAAGCACATCAAGGACAATCAGGGGCAGGTGGATATGCAGACGCTGCGCGAGGCGGTGTCTAGTGGCCGGGGTATTGGCAAGTCTGCGTTAGTGAGTTGGTTAATACTTTGGATGCTGACTACCCGGATTGGTTCTACGGTGATTGTGAGCGCGAACAGCGAGAGCCAGCTACGCTCGGTGACCTGGGGCGAGTTGACCAAGTGGCAAGCGATGATTATTAACAGCTACTGGTGGGAGATCAGTGCAACCAAGATCGTGCCGGCTGCGTGGTTAACGGAACTGGTAGAGCGGGACTTGAAGAAGGGGACGCGCTACTGGGCGGCAGAGGGCAAGTTGTGGAGTGAAGAGAACCCAGATGCTTATGCGGGGGTCCACAACCACGACGGGATGATGTTGATCTTTGACGAGGCAAGCGGTATACCGGACCCCATCTGGGCGGTGGGCGCGGGGTTTTTTACTGAGAATATCCTAGACAGGTATTGGTTTGCGTTTAGTAACCCCCGGCGTAACAGCGGGTACTTTTTTGAGACATTTCATGGCAAACGGGATTTTTGGAAGAACCGGCAGATTGATGCCAGGGAGGTTGAGGGGACGGACAAAAATACGTATGAGCAGATCATTGCCGAGTATGGTGAGGATTCACCTCAAGCGCGGGTGGAGGTATACGGGGAGTTTCCAGCTAGTGGGGACGACCAGTTCATTGGACCGAGGGTGGTGGATGATGCGATGGAGCGGGAGAAATACAAGGATCAGACCGCGCCGATTGTTATTGGTGTTGATCCGGCGCGAGGA